TCGATTACGTACGCGAACATCGCCGAACGTCAACTACAACTCGTGGTGACGTCGCTGGGCCCGGCGATCGGACGTCGCGAGGCGGCGTTCACGGCGGCGACACCGCAGCCAAGGTACGTGAAGTTCAACACGGACGCGTTCCTGCGGATGACCCCGGAGATGCGGGAGAAGTTGCTGATCGAGCAGGTGAAGGGCCGCACCCGGGCGCCGTCCGAGGTCCGCGGTCTGGCGGACCTGGAGCCGTTCACCCCTGACCAGTTGGCCGAGTTCGACCGTCTCTTCGGTAAGCCGAAGAGCACCCCTGACACCGCAGCGACAGGAGCGATGTGATGGACGAGAGGTTCCTGGCGGCGGCAGCCACGCGCAGTGAGGGCGTGCGGTCTGCTGGCGACCGCCCGTCGCAGCGCCATTCTCCGCTGCTCGACGCGTACTCCGACCGGTCGCTTCGGCGCTCGGACGACCCGACGATGTCCGACCGTGCGGGGGTTCCCACTCCTGGCGGGTCGTTCACATGCCGCGCCGCGTCCGAAGATGAGGACGCTCCGCTGGTGTTCGACGGCTACGCGTCCGTCACCGGGCAGGGCTACGAGATGTGGGACTGGGCCGGGCCGTACACGGAGTACGTCCACGTGGGTGCGTTCGCGGAGACCCTCAGTTCGAGCCCGGACGTCCCGCTCGTGATCGCTCACGACACGAACCGCCGTCTCGCGCGGACCGGGAACGTCGCCTCCCCGCTGATGCTGGCGGAGATCACGACGGGCGAGAAGACCGGCCTCCACGTCCTCGCCCCGTCCCTGTCGCGGGAGAACCCCGAGGTTCGCGACATCGAGTACGCCCTGCGGTCGGAACTCATCGACGAGATGTCGTTCCGGTTCACGATCACCGCGGGCCGATGGTCCGAGGACTGGATGGAGTACCACATCCATTCGGTGGACATCGCCCGCGGTGACGTGTCGATCGTCGGATACGGAGCGAACCCCCTCACGGTCGGCGCTGGCCTCCGTTCCGAGCCGGAGATCCCCGCGCAGCCGGGCCCGTCATCCGCGGCGCGCGCGCTCCTCGCGCTGTCCCGCGCCGACGACGACAAGTACCGCCACCTGACCACCCGCTGAGAGCGGGTCGCACCACCCCCTGACGGCAACGCACTGGACGGCTCCCCGCGCGAAGGCCTGGGGACTCGGGTCTGTCGCACGCAGGACATCCCAAGTCACTCAGACAAGAGGAGTCCGTCATGGACCTGGCCACCCTGCTCGCGCAGGCACGCGCCAACCTCGCGGCGAAGCTCGAAGAGCGGAAGACCGCGACCACCGAGATCGAGGCCCTGCGGGGTGCGATCTCCGAAGAGAACACGACCGTCACCGAGGACCAGATCCGTTCGGTCATCGACCGGCGCACCGCGGTCGACGCGGACGTCGACACCCTCGCCGCTCGCGTCTCCGAGGTCGAGGCCGAGGTCGCCCGCGAGGAGTCCATTCAGCGGCTCCAGGCGCAGGTTGCCTCCGTGCCGCAGGCCCGAACGCTGCCCGTCGGTGACGGCGTCATCAGCCGGGAGAAGCGGACGTACAGCCCGGACGCCGAGCGCGATGGTGTCTCGTTCCTCCGCGACCTCATGGGGTCCGTGGACCGGAACCTCGGCGCGATGCAGCGCCTCCAGCGCCACGAGCAGGAGGAGCGCGTCGAGCGCGGCAACCTCCTCCAGCGCGACGTCGGAACCGCGCAGTTCGTGGGCTTGACGGTCCCGCAGTACCTCACGGAACTCGTCGCGCCGAAGGTTGCCGCGGGCCGTCCACTGGCGGACAACTGCCGGAAGCTGGCCCTGCCCGACTCGGGGAACACGGTCAACATCTCCCGGATCACCACGGGATCCTCGGCGTCGGAGCAGGCGACGGAAACCGCGGGCGTCAGCGAGACCGACATGGACGACACCCTCCTCACGGTGAACGTCCGCACGATCGCCGGGCAGCAGGACGTGTCCCGGCAGGCCGTCGAGCGGTCCGTCGGCGTCGACACAGTGGTCGTCGAAGACCTCATCAAGCGGTACCACACGGAACTCGACCGTCAGGCGATCAACAGCGACGGCACCTCGGGGACGCACCTGGGGATCCTGTCGACGTCGTCCATCAAGGCGGTCACCTACACGGACACGACGGGCACTCCGTCGGAGGCGTGGGGTCCGCTGTGGGATCTGCAGCAGCAGATCCAGTCGTCCGTGTTCTCGCCCGCCACGCACTTCGTGATGCACCCCCGCCGGTGGGCGTTCTTCTGCTCGGGGATCTCCACGAACCAGACCCTCGTCCAGTCGGCGGGCACCCCGGTGCAGATCATGGGTGTCGAGTCGACGAAGCAGTACGGGTCCGGTGTCGTCGGGATGCTCGCCGGTCTCCCGGTGATCGTGGACGCGAACATCCCGACGAACATCTCCTCGACGACCGACCCGATCCTCGCGGTCACCGCCGACGAGCTGTTCCTGTGGGAGCAGCCGGGCAGCCCGCTGTTCATCCGGGCCGAGGAAGTGGGCGCCGCGAACCGCATGGTCAAGTTCGTGGTCTACGGGTACTCGGCCTTCACGGCCGGGCGCTACCCCGAGGCCCACGGCAAGATCACCGGTTCTGGTCTCGGCGCTCCGACCTACGGCATCGCCGCCTCGTAACACACGCCTGGCGCCCCGTCACCCTTCCCGGTGGCGGGGTGCTGGTCGTGCCCGTACACCCCCCGTAGGGAGAAGCCATGACCCGCCAGAACGGCCCTCGCTTCGACGAGAACTACCTCAGACAGGGCAACCCCACCAACGCGACGTTCGCCGAGTCGGTCCCCCGCACGCAGGTGGTGTCGAACTGCACCATCGCTGCCACCGGTGTTGAGATTTCCGTCGCCGTCCCCTTGCAGGCCGGGGACGTCGTCTCGTCCATCACGTTCCTCACGGCGACCACGGCGGCGTCTGCGCCGACCGCCGGGTATGCGTGTCTGCGCTCCACGTCGGGGGCGCTGCTCGCGCAGACCGCGGACTTCGGCTCGACAGCCCGCGCGGCGAACACGGCGTACACGGTGGCGCTGGCCACCGCGCAGCTCATCACCGCCCCCGGCATGTACTACGTCGGCATCAGCTTCACGGCATCCACGGTCCCGACGCTGATGGGGGTGGCGCTGCACAATGCGGTGGCGGCCGGCGCGATCGGCCTGACGACCCCCGTCGTCCTGTCGCAGTCCCACGGGTCCGCGGTGGGTGCGACGGCTCCAGCGACGACGGCGACGCCGACGACGCTGGCGGCGATCCCGTACGTGGTGTGCACGTGAGCGGCGCCGACGTGAACTCCGCGCTGTCGGACAAGGCGAAGCGCGAGGCGGCCATCCGCGATCAGCATGTGGCGGCTCTGCGGCGGGAGCACGAGGCGATGGCCCGTCACGGGAAGAAGGACCGGGCGAAGTTGGTCGCGGCCGAACTCAAGAAGCTCGGCGCGCCCGTGGAACCCGAGCCCGAGGCGACCGCGGAGCCTGAGGCCACCGAGGTACACGCCGAGGCCGAGGATGCGCCGACGCAGCCGACGCGCAAGCGCACCCAGACGAGGGCGTGATGGCGCACTCCGACCGGTGCCGCATCCAAGACCCGGCGACCTGTTTCGGGTGCCGGGTCGACGGCGTCGGCTACGACGGCGGGCACCTCACGAAGACGACCCGCGACGAACTCGGGAACCACACCCGCGAGCACCGGTCGGGTCGGGTCGACGTCCAGATCACCGCCCCGCGCCTGCGGGCGAGGACAACCGTGCAGGAGGACCGATGAACGTCGAACAGCTCCAGGCGCAGCTTGAGCGCGCGAAGGAACACGAGGGTCTCGAACGGAACCTCACGAAGGCGAAGGAAGCCCACCGGGACAAGCCGACGGACAAGACCCACGCCGCGCTGCATGCGGCGAAGGGTGCGTTGCGCGCCGCTCGGTCCGAGTACCGCACCACCACAAGGGAGGGCTGAGCGATGGCCGTTACCGCTTCCGGGTTGTTCGTGACGACGTTCGTGGATGTCCTCGACACGACGCAACTCGCGATTGACCTGGACCTGGAGACGCACAAGCTCGCGTTGTACTCCAACTCGATCACCCCGAACTTCACGACCGACACCGCGTTCGGGGTGTCCCCGTACAACGCGAACGAGGTGTTCGGGACTGGCTGGGCGACGGGTGGTGTGGCCCTGACGGGGACCACGTTCACGGGCTCCAGCGGGTCGGCGACGTTCGACGCGACAGACGTGTCGGTGGGGTCCACGACCCTGACGAACGCCCGCTGTGGCCTGATCTACGCCGACGCCTTGGTGGGGAACAACGCCATCGCACTTATCGACTTCGGCGCCGACTACTCGACGGTGAACGGCACGTTCGCGATCACCTGGAACGCGTCGGGGATCTTCGTCTGGGACATGACCCCGTAGCCGGAAAATAGGGCGGAGGGGTTGGCGTGGTCGATCACCTGCGTCCTTGGGACCAGCCCGACAGGTCCGTGCTGTCCGGGGTGGCGACGGGGAAATGGCTCCTGGCCCACGAGTTCCCCACGTTCCTGCAGAAGACCGAGTCCGATGACTACTGGGTGTCCGGTGGGTGGCTGTACCAGGAAGGCACCATCGGGACCGAGTCGGGCGTCAACGGGTTCGCGAAGCACGACGACTACGGCGGTTACGTCCGCGGGCGGAAGCCGAACGACGCGGACCGTGCCACCGGGTACAGGATCCGCGCGAAGGAAGCGGAGATCCTCCTCGCCCGCGAGGCGGGGTTCGACGGCTTCGTCCACAACCTCGTCGATGCCACACCGGGTAGCACGATGGCCCGGCGGTGGCTGGATCTCGCGGAGGCCGCGGAGAACCTCTATGCGGCCGGCACGCTCGGCGACTTCCGGATCGCACTATGCCCGGACGGGAATTCCGGTGGCACCCCGAGGAACGCGCCGACCGACAACCCGGTCGACCTCGAAGACCTGATCGTCGCGCACGGCGCCCGCAACTCGTGTCTCCGGTTGCCGAACTTCAGCAACAACCAGTTGCTGTTCTCGTTCTCCCCCGAGACGGCGCCGACCGCCACCGGCTCCGGTGGTTCGGCGGCGGCGACGTGGTGGGCGAACCGGAAGTCGGCGGTCGCCGCTCGCGGTCACCCTGTGACGTTCGCGGCGATCTTCCAGAACTCGTGGACATCGACGCCGCAGGCGCCGTCGTTCACGTCGGTCGCGGACATCTTCGGCAGGTGGGGCAACTCGGACTGGTCGAGCGTGCTGACGGCGAACAACGACAACGCGAACGCCGCCGCCTACTCGATGTCGCAGTACGGCAAGCCGTGGTGCCACTACTCGCGGTGGCAGGAGTCCCGGCCGTACAGCCAGCAGTTCTGGGAGGCGTGGGGATCCACGCTGGTCCGGAACATCTGGTCCGTGATCGTGGCGTCGAACCCGTTCATGGTGCAGGCCGCCACGTGGGACGACTACAGCGAGGGCACCGAGTGGTTCTCGGGTGACCCGTACCACGGGTTCGTCCCCGCCGACATCCAGCAGTACCACGCGGTCAAGTGGAAGCTCGGCGCGTTCCCCACGGTCGTGCGGGACGGACTGTTCCTGTTCCACCGGGTCCAGCCTCGCTCGGGTGTCACGTACACCTCGACGCAGCAGACGGCGTTCATGCCGACCACCCCGGTCGCGGGCGGGGCGGCGAAGGACGAGGTCGAGATCCTCGCCTACCTGAAGGCGCCGGCGACGATCTACGCGACCAGCGGCGGGGCCGTGACCCCGTTCGCCGGGGCGGCCGGTGAGAACAGTTTCAAGATCCCCTTGACGAACGGGACCGTGCAGGCGTGGGCCGTCCGTTCCGGTGTGACGGTCGCCTCCATCACGAGCCCGTACGAGGTGTCCACGACCCAGCTCGTCCAGAGCTTCAAGTACCGCGCGGTCGGGACCGTCGTCGAGGAGGACGAGGAGGGGGAAGCGTTGGCCACCCCAGACACGATCTCCGGCCTCATCGGCTGGTGGAAAGCTGACGACCTCGCCGGCGCCCACGGCTCCACGGTGAATCCGTGGAACTCGAACGGTTCGTACGGCCCGGACCTCGACGAGACCACCACTACCGCCCCGACCTTGGATACCTCGGTGGCGATCAACAGCATCCCGGGGGTGCGGTTCACGGCGTCCGCGTCAACCTTGAGGGATACGACGTCGGGGACTCTGAGCGGGTTCACGAACGGCGTCGGTGGGGCGTCGGTGTTCGTGGTCGCGAAGCTCGACGACCACACTGCGTCCGGGAACAAGAACGCCCTCGTCGTCGCGACGAACGTCGCCGGCGCATCGAGGTATGCGATGCGCGTAGTGCTCGGCGTCCCGCGGTGGACTGTTCGCCGCCTGGACGGCATCGGGGCGTCGGACCTGAACGGTTCCGTGTCGATCGGGATCACGGCCCCGAAGATCCTGTCGGGGACGGTCGACTACAACACGACCACGCAAAAGCTCTACGTGAACGCCGCCGAGGTGGCCTCAACGGGCTCCGCCCTGTCGTCCGGGACGACGGCTACTAGCTCCGCCGGCGTCGGCATCGGCAGCCACGCCGGTAACGACTCCGAGGGCTGGCCGGGCGTCATCTACGAGGTTGTCATGTACAGCCGGGCGCTGACGACGCTTGAGCGGATGACGGTTCACGCGTACCTGGCGGCCAAGTATTCGATCACGATCGTGGACGCGCTGATCCTTCCGCTGGCGACGTTCGGGACGATGACGACAGCGTTCCCTCAGACCGTCATCGGGGTGGACGCGAGCATTGCGCCGTCAGTGGTCTCGACGGCCACGACGGTTCCGACAGCGACGAAGTCCACCGGCTCCGCGACCGCGCCAGGGTTTGTTGCCACAACCACCGCGACACCGTCCAAGACGGTGTCCGGTGGCGCGACGGTGACCGCAACCATCGCGACCACCACCACGACTGTGCCGTCTCGGACGGTTGCGGGATCCTCCACGACCGCACCGTCGCTGGCCTCGACCACCACGGCCATCCCGGCACGTACGGTGTCCGGCGCATCCACCCCGACGCCGGGTGCCTTCGCTACGACGACGAGCCTGCCCGCCGCCGCCCTGGCGACATCGGGGACCGTAACGCCGGCGGTCGTGTCCATCACGACAACGACGGCCGCGCCCAGCGTGTCCGTGTCGGGGAACGTGTCGATCAGCGCCACGCTCATCGACTCCGTCTCGACGGTCCCGGCCGCGGCGACATCGGTGGGCAGCACCGTCACGGCAGGGCTGACGTCGACATCCGCGACTGTCGATGGCGTCTCGGTCAGCGGTCTGGCCTTCATCGCCGCGACGTCCGTGACCTGCCTGACGTCGATCGGCGCAGTCGACGTCAGCGTGGGCAGCGAGCTCGACCTGAGCGCGGTGTCATCGGTCGTCGTGATGCCACTGCCGGGGCTTGAGGGTTCCGCTGACGTGCCGCCCATCCTGGTCGTGACGGTCGGCGAGGTTCTCGGCGAGGCGGGCGCCAGCGCGGCTCTGGCCGCGACGTTGTTCGAGACGGCCACGTCGTTCCTGGCGTTCGACGTGGCCTACGGCGCCGGACCGACCCCCGAGCCGGTGTCGGCTCCGGTCGAGGTTCCAGCGTGTGAGGTGTCGGTGCCGCCGACCATCGTCAATGCCGTGGGCCGGGAGTACGTCGCCCGCACGCCGAGGTCGCAGGAGGTCACGTGAGCATCCTGATCGGCTCGACCGCGACCATCGCTTGGCAGGTAGTCGACGCCGACGGAGTACTCACCGACGCCACCACGCAAGAGGTGACGGTTACCTACCCGGACGGAAGCACGGCGAACCCGCCCGTGCAGCACCCGTCGCTCGGGTCGTACCTGGCTGCGCTCACCGTCACCATCGAAGGCATCTACTCGTGGATCGCTGTCACGGTGGACCCGGCGACGGTGACGTCGGGCGTGTTCTACGTCGAACCGCCGTTCCCGTACACGATCGTGTCGCTCGCGGAGATGAAGGCGTTCCTCAACATCTCCGGGTCGGCGGAGGACTCGGAGGTCGCGAAGTTCTCCGCGTCGGCGTCGAAGATGTGCGAGGACCGCACCGGGCGGGCGTGGATCGCCAGGGAACGAACCGAGGAATTCGCTGGCGGGTCGGGGTCTATCTTCCTCACCGCTCCCGTCGTGTCCGTCGGCTCGGTAGTGGAGGACGGCGCCACCTTGGACTCGGACGACTACCGGGTCCGGGCGTTCGGGATCCTCGCCCGCGAGGGCGGGGCGTGGGGCCAAGACGTGACCGTCACGTACACGGCGGGCGTGACGCTGATCCCCGATCCGGTGCGGGATGGGGTGAAGGTTCTCACGAAACACCTGTGGGACACCCAGCGTGGCGGCTCCCGGATCCCCCGCAGGGGAGTCGAGGAGGACGTCTACAACCCTGGCGCGAGCTACAGCCTCCCTCGCCGTGTCCTTGAACTGTGGGCGCCCTACACTGCGCCGGGGATCGCCTGATGCCCACGCACTGGGTGGATGTCGCCACTGCGATCGCGGACCTCGTCGCCGCCGACGCGGCGTTCCGGGACATCGCGGACGAGGGCTCCGGGATCCCGGTGTTCTTCGGCCCCGCCGAGTGGTTCGACTCCGCCGACCCTGCGTTCGTGGTTATAGCCGACTCGGGCACTCCCGAGGTCGGCTCACCCGCGGGGACGTTGACCCAGGAGCCGGGCCCGATCGGTGCAGGACTGCAGACGTACGACGAGGCCGGGCAGGTCGAATGCATCGCCGTCACGCAGACCGGGGACAGCAACGCGCGGACCGCGCTCGAAGCGTGCGCCGCACTCGTGGATGCCGTCCACTCCATCCTCCGCGCAA